CCGCAATTTTGCCTACCTAGTTTTATTATTAATAATTACTTAAGTACCCTAAATTATTCTAGCAAAATAATGTTTGGTCAATGACCGTTATAGAGGTGTAAAGAGCCTCTTTGATTTCGAAGTAGTTGGACATACGCTACAACCTGCCACGTAAAGTGAAACAGGGCGCTGCCGCTACTTAATGTTTAGATTTGCTCAAGTTTAACGACTTTTGCTATGGTCGGTTCCCTAATGAAACTTAAACTAAATTAATTCCCTATACCCTACTTACCTATTTAAAATTGGACAAATTAAGTACAAGTGTGAGCCTTTAGAATACTCACTAATACACGGCGGCGATTTGTGCCACAGTGCCTATTACTCGTCGCCTTCCGACTGCGCTCAGAAATCTGTATCGAACGCAAATGCTTCCGACTCCTTCTCCTCCACAAGAAAAACTGACTCTACTGCATGCGTTTTCAGCCATACAGTGTCTATCTGCGCGAACTCTTGTTTGTCACGCATCTCTAGCAACCACCTTTTGTAGTCAAAGCTCTCTTTGACTCCAATTGACGCAAGCTCTCTCAAGAGCGTCTCGACTGCCTCCGGACCATGGTGCGCGGTGTATTCTAGCGCCATGTCGACTTTTTGTTGCAAGATTTCAACGTTTCCGTCGTTTACTCTCTTTTGCCACATGAGTTCACGGTGAATGACCTTCATGGGCAGCGGGGCTGCAACTATCCCCTCCCTCTCGGCAAATGGACGTTTGAGGAACGTCAGTTTCTCGAGAGGCTCGAATGGTATGATGGTGTCTGACTTGTCTGCTGCTGTCACGTTCATTCCAAATACTGCCATGCAGCTTTTGAAAAGTTCTCGGTTGTAGTAGTGCTTCATATCGTCAGAGACTGAAATGATGACGTCGTCGCCGTACGTGAGTGCACGGACATGTTCGTCAAAATCATCTAGGCCTCCAGATTTTTCTGCACGTAATTTAGCCAAGAGGTACACTGTTAGTACGTTGTACCAATTTGTGACTGAATTGTAGACATCGGTGATAGGACTACCTGAACAATTTCCCACGTCTTTGTCGATGACTTCGCGTCCGACAATAATGCGTGAATTGACAATGGCGTCTATGAGAA